TGTTTGACCTCTACAATGTGGAAGATCGTCGCGACACGCTGGAACGCCTTCAAATTTTGGAGGCAGCAGCTCTTAACGAACTGAGGAAGCGCTCTGATGGCAAAAGTTAAGACTCTTTCCATCGAGGTTGATCTAAGGGATAAAGGCGCTCAGGCAGTAATTGAAAAAATTGGCGGTTCAATAAAAAGACTTCAAGTAATATCAGGCCCCACTAGTCAAACAATTCAAAAACTTAGACAGCAGGTAACTCAGTTAGGGCAAAAAGGCAATAACAGCATTAGCACAATAGAGGGTCAGATCGGTGCGCTAAAGGGACTGAGGAGAGAGGCTGATTTAAACAGCAAAGAGTTCAAGGAGCTGACTGCTGATATTGATGCATACACCAAAAAATTACAAAAAGCTCAGGGTCAAAACAAAAGAGGCGGGCTTGGAGCGAGAGGAGCAACCCAGGTCGCTGGTGCTGTTATTTCTGGCGGTATTTTTGGAGGGCCTGAGGGCGCACTAGGCGGTCTTTTAGGTGGAGTTTTTGGCGGTGTTCAAGGTGCCTTCGCTGGTGCTGCAATTGGGGCTCAGCTTTCTGGCATCAGAAAACTTGCTGGGGGAGTGGCTCAATATGTAACACAATTGAATCTTGCAAAAGCAACTTTGGGCGGGGTTTCAACCAGTATTGATGACTACAATAAGAGACTTGCCTTCGCCAGAAGAATAAGCGATGACTATTCTGTCCGATTGATAACGGTTGTAAAAGGATTTGCAGGTGTTAGCGCAGCAGCTAAAGCAAACGGATTATCACTTGAGCAGACTCAGAGGGTATATGAGGGTATTACGGCCTCTGGCGTTGCGCTAGGAAAGTCGCAAGACGATTTAAATGCACTTTTCCTTGCGACAACTCAAGTTCTGAGTAAAGGTCGTGCGCAGGCTGAAGAGATTTCAGGGCAAATTGGTGAAAGGATTCCCGGTGCAATTGCTAAATTTGCAGCTGCAACTAATCGGACCTTGCCTCAGCTGGCTAAAGACTTTCAGCTCGGCAAGGTAACTATTGCTGATTTCGTTAAGTTTACGGAAAGTCTTGGGGATGAGTACGCTGAATTTGCGAAAGGCTTGGCACAAGGCCCAGAGAAGGCTGGCCTTAGGTTGCAGATAGCCCTAGATAAGGCACAAGAGGCTTACGGCGGATTCTTTCAGTCGGCTGGGGCCGGATTCCAAGATTACTTGACTGGCCTAGTAAATCTTGTGACAGACAATAAAACAGAACTGCAAAAATTAATTGCTCAATTCGTTGTTTTCGGGCAAGACGTAGTCGAAGTATTTAGAAATATAGCTGAAATAATTGGCAATATTTTTGGGCCTTTATTTAAATTTATTGGACAGCAAATAATAGACTTTAGCAGCGCAGTTTCTGATATGTTCACATTGGCGCAGCTCGAAAAAGGTGCAGAGGCGAAGGGGGTCAATCTTCGCGATGTAAGACGACAAGCTTACGATAAGGCCGCTGGAGAACAGGGCCTCCCGAAGTCTGGACAGTTACCAATCAGGGTCATCCCAGGAACAGCAGATAAAGGGCCTTCTTTTGAGATCACTCCGATGCCCGATAGAGGCAGGATCGATGAAATCAATCGACAGCTGCTCGCGGAAGCTGCAGGAGTTGCTCCGTCCAAGAGTAGGGAGGCAAGGCTTCAAGAGGTTTTGAAGAAATTTGATGAATATATACCAAAAATTGGTGGTGTTTCTGCTCCCGATACAGGCGTGCCTGGCGGTGACTCGGGGGATGATCAGAGCACGGGAAGCGCTGCTGCAGAAGCCCTCGAAAGAAGGAGAAACGCTGCAGCTGAACTTGCAAGAAGATTGCAAAATGCAGTGGCTGCGTCTAGAGCGCAAAATGAAGTTGAAAAGCTTTTAGCAGTTCAAGCAGCTAAAAGAAATGACTTGCAGGCTGCATTTGCAAAACTGCAAAAAGATGGATTCGATGCTCAGGTTGATCAGTCAAGAATTGCGGCCGAAGAAGCGCTAAATATTACTCAATCTAATCAGCTTAGAAAGCGCTCCAATGATCTAATCGAAAAGGCTAGACAGCCCTTGAAGCAAGTTAATCAAAGATTGAAAGATAAAATAGCTTCTGATGAACAGTACAGGAAGCTGCTCGCAGAAGGCGTCAATCCTGAACTTGCAAAAGAATTTATTGAGATAGATAAAGTAGCTGAGGCAAGCATCAGGCTTCTTGAAATTGAAATAACTAGGCTAAAGGCTGCAGGCCAAATCACAGAGGAGCTAGAAAGGCAAATTGAAATACTCGAACAAGGCAAAAAAGACATAGAAGGTGACGCTGAAGACACTAAAGACAAGGCAAAAGAGGCGGCAAAACCGCCAACAATCAGAGAAGGGCTGATAGGGAATATAGGAAAGATCAAGCAGGACCTAGAAGAACTAATCAATCCCATTAATGCAATCACCAATGCTGCCAACGCAATTGGCGATGCATTCACCGACTCTTTTATGAGCGTGATTACAGGTAGCGCGACTACACAAGAAGCGCTTTCCAGTTTCTTCAAGAATGTTGGTAAGTTCTTCCTAGATATGGCGGGACAGATTATTCAAAAGATGATCACGATGTTTATCTTGAATCAGGTGGTCGGACTGTTACCGGGTGGTGGTGGTGGTGGCCTCGGTGGCATGGATACGTCGATCAGCGGAGGTATGAATAAACTCAATCCAGGCAATTTTACTGCTGGTGCGTTTAGTAGTTTTGGTAAGGCCAAGAATGGTGCATATTTCAGTAATGGCATCGCCAAGTTTGCTCGTGGCGGCATAGTCAATTCGCCGACATTGTTCCCTTACGCAGATGGAGGGACGGGTCGATTCGGGTTGATGGGTGAAGCTGGGCCTGAGGCAATCCTTCCACTGCAGAGAGGACCAGAAGGAAAGCTAGGAGTTCAAGCGCCTGGGGCAGGAAATGGTCAAATGCTTGCAGCGATGAATCGTTATCAAAGGTCAGTCGAGAGATCAGCAGCTAAAGCGCAAGGCGATGCTGCTGGGGTTGACGGCGCAGGCAGAGGAGCAGGCAGTGCGGCAATTGATGTTCGCTTTAAGGTGGAGCGAATTAACAACGTTGACTACGTGACTGCTGCAGAGTTCCAGGAAGGTATGCAGCAAGCCGCTAAACAAGGCGCACAGCGCGGGGAGCAACAAGCAATCAAGCGTTTGCAAATGAGCAGCAGCACCCGCAAGAGGGTAGGGCTATGAGCACGCTTTCAGTCGGTAATTTCGTCTCTTTTCAGGATCCTGCAAACGAAGGCACTCTGTTTTTCTTCCAAAATTTTTTCATTAACAAAGCAATGGCCTATGACGACCATCAATATGAGTTCGCGCCCTTTGGGTTTAGTGGAGTAACAATTAATCGGAACGGGGATGGCACGGACGCCAGCCTGGTTTTTCCGAATAATGCTTTGACTAGAGGTTGGGCTTTGAGGGCAATTGAGGATCGATGGCTTGTTCGTGTTGATGTTGTGTTGGTAGATATTTCCTCAACAACCAGCGTGGACATTGCAGGTCGCGTGCATCAATACTTCGGCCAAGTGTCGAGTGGTAGATGGGACGAGGCATCATTGTCGTTATCCGTCGGCACGGTCTTGGATGCTGTAGGAGCGGACGTGCCGCGTCGCAATTTGTCTCAAGATCTTGTAGGCAGCTTGCCTATTACTAGCAATGTGTCGTTGCAGTGATCTGATTGGAATGCAGTTTGAGTTAGGTGCAGACGGCACCAACGGCAAAATCGACTGCATCCATCTCTGCTACATCGTGCTCGACCACCTAGGCATTGAAGCGCCTGAGTTCAAGCAGTCTTGGTACAACAGTGGCAAATACGAAACGCTGAGAGATCTTTTGCGTTGGGGCGACAGGGTTTTAGAGCCTGAGTATGATGGCGATATTCTGCTCCTTCCGCAGCAGAGCTGGGCATTTGCAGTCTTATGGCAGAAGGGCGTTCTATACCTCAACGGAAGGACACAGAAGGTGGCGTGGTCTTCGGTTCGTATGTTTACGAAGCTCCATTGCTTCCGTACGAAAAGCAGCTCATTGCAGCAATCGGATCAAGCGAGGAAGAGTACCGGCAATTTGTTGGTGAGGTAATACGGCGTAGCAGGGTCAGACCTGCTGGTTATGAGCATATCCCTGATATTCGGTGTGACCCTAGCGGTGGGGCGCTGACCTCGCTTCTTATCAGCCTTGCGGTTGGCTTGGTTTCAACCGGCATTTCAATGCTGCTTGCACCTAAGCCGAAAGCCCTTGGCGGCCAGGACGAAGCCACGCAGCGCCAGCTGGATAGTATTCGTGGTGGAAACAGATTTACTCCTTCAAGTGGTTTTGATACGGTCGCAGAATTAGCGGATTACAAC